GATAAACTCAAAATAGTTCTTGACTTCATCTCATAATTTTAGTATAATATAAGTTATGAAAAAGTTCAAAGACATCAAAAAAATCAAGCCAGAGAAGAAAGTATGTCCATACTGTAAAACTACAGAAAATGCTGACAAACTCTGTGGCGTATATAAATGTTGGAAGTAGCATATGAATTTATTTTACTTAGACGAGGATCTCGATAAGGCAGCCCAGTATCATGTTGACAAGCATATTGTTAAGATGCCACTTGAAGCTGCCCAGATTCTTTGTACAACAATTTATATTGACAAGTTTCTAGGGTATGTTCCTCGTGCGCTAAATGCAGAAGAACGAGAAGTTCTTAACAAGGTCAAAGCCGAAATTAAGCATTTACCACTTGAGGAGCGACCCTTCCCCTACCTTCCAATGATGTACAATCATCCATGCACTATCTGGGCAAGAGAGTCATTGGATAATCATGAGTGGGTTCATTGTTATGCTAACGCATTGAATGATGAATACTACTATCGTTATGGCAAACTACACAAATCAATAGAACAAGTAGTAAACAAATTGCCAGATCCAGTACATCTTGAGAGAGTAGGTTTTACTAAGTTCGGATTGGCAATGCCAGAAGATCTTAGAGATTACGATAATCCGATACAAAGCTATCGAGATTATTACCATTTAGACAAAGCAACCTTCGCCAGTTGGAAATACAGAGACAAACCACATTGGTGGAACGAAGACTATGCTGATTATGAAAAAAGGGTAACTCGTGTATAACCCACAACACAAACCAGACTATAAGTTTAATGAGGACTTAATTTTGTCCCGACTAGAACAGTATATAAACAATACATATAATCAGCACTATGCTCAAGCAAAGACTCAAACGACAGAGATTGCATTTGAACAAGGGCATGGAGAAGGATTCTGTATGGGTAATATAATTAAATATACGCAACGCTTCGGAAAGAAAGACGGCAAAAATGAACAAGATTTATATAAAATCATTCACTATGCAATCATTCTTTTGGGATCAATGCAAGATGAGGAGGCATAATGGCAGTAAGAAAGAAAAAGGATGAAAAACTCTCAGAAGTAAATATCAACAAAGTAATAGATTTACTTGCAGCTGATAAGCCTATCACTAAGAAAGAGGCGTGTGAGATATTACATATTTCATACAATACGACTCGTCTTAGTAAAATTATATCAGACCATAACGAAACACTCGAACACCGAGCCAGAAGAAAAGCACAAAATAAAGGTAAGGGTGTAACAGAACAAGAAAAAAGATCAATAGTCAAGTACTATTTAGAAGGCTCTAATGTATCTGACATTGCAAAAGCATTGTACAGATCCCCTGCTTTTATTAAAGCAGTAATAGAACGAATGGGAGTACCACAAAAGCTTCCAGACACAGACTACAAAGGTATTAAAGAAGCAATGATACCAGAGTCCTGTGTAGCAGAAGAATTTCAAGAAGGAGAGCGAGTGTGGTCGGCTCAAGGCAACTGTATTGCAGTTGTAAAACGAGAGATAACAAAGTCGCACAACTTTGAGAAACATGGTAGCAAGTGCTATCTACTATGGGAAATAGAAATGGCAGAGTGTGAATCGCCATACTTCGGTTTTATGAAAGATGCAGGGCATAATGCCCCACGACTAGCTTACAACATTGGAAGTTTAAAACACTTACAGGAATATTTATGACAACACTACAGATAATACTTTGTTTTTGGCTAGCAGGTAGTATACTTGCTATGTGGAAGATATGGAAACCTTCTATTAAAGTTATTAGTCTAATAGATAAAGACAATATATTAGTACAAAGACCAATATTATCTACTATAATAGTGTTTGTAATATTCACAATATTTTTACCATTTATGGTATTAGCTTTATTAATTCCTCAAAAAGCAGAAGAATTTGCATTGGGGTTTATTAAAGGTACACAGAGAATTAAATAATGGCATACAGCAAAGAAGTAGTAGACAGATTTGAAGGTGTTTTGGCAAGTCCTAAACAGTTTTCAGTTGGAAGATATAATCCCAACGATCCAGATGTAGCAACAGGAATGCAAGGTGCACCTGCGTGTGGTGATGTAATGAAATTACAATTACGCATTGATCCACTAACAGATGTTATAAAAAGTGTAAAGTTTAAAACTTATGGATGTGGTAGTGCTATCGCATCTTCTTCACTTTTTGTAGATATGCTAACAGGAATAACAATAGAGCAAGCAAAATTAATAAAAGACAAAGACATTGCAGAAGCACTAAAGCTTCCTCCAATAAAACTGCATTGTTCTGTACTAGCAGAGGGCAGTATTAGAGCAGCAATAGAAGATTGGGAGACAAAAAATGCTTGAATTTATTTTTACACTGCCCGCAGACATTACACTATTTGTATTTAACCTCGCAATGTGGGGAGCAGGTATTTATTATGTAGTAGATTGGGTAAAAGACACATTAAAAGACAAAGGATATTTATGAATTATTTATTTAAAGCACTTATCGCCAAGTTACAAGGCGAAGTAGAAGTAGCAAAAGCAAATTTACAAGTGTATCTACACAATTCCGCAGGTATTGGGGAACATCCAGACATTGTTGAGGCTATGGAAACACAGATAGAAAAAATCGCAAATGCTGAAGAAAAGATTGAGACTATACAAAAGCATTTTTCAAGATAGGAAATCCTTATAGATAACGAAAAATACTTCTTGACAGATGGTTTCAAATTCGATATAATATAGTTATATTTAAACAAGGATATACATGAGTGATAGATTTTATACGCAACAGTACGACCGAACAGGTTGGAAACCAGTATGGAATGACACATGGATCCAAAACAAAAACAGGAGAAAAAGAATGGCTTGGACAGATGAATCTAAAGCACAGGCAGTCGAAATGTATCAGGAACAAGAACCAACACC